GTAGCTGGCGCCCAAACCTTACCGCTGGCAAACAAATCAGATACAGAATTGATCCTCACCATCTTATCATTACCTCTAGACGGCGTAAACTCTTGAACAGGTATTCCCATCGCCCTTAATTCATAAATCAATGGCGCTCCTGAAGCCTTGGCCTCAACGATAAACGCATCTGGCTCCCACTCTTTATAGTGGTTAAAGGCTTTCTCTTTTAGCTCTGGGAATTCCATGCGCTTTTTAAACGCATCAAGCAAAATAATATTCGCATCGTTCTGGTTCTCATTCAAATAGAAAACCCCCCAAGTCGTACAGGCCGAATAGTCAGAGCGTTCGTTCTTTGTAAACGCTGTATCCCAAGACTGGATCACAAACTCACACTTAGGTGGGTCTTCGTTTGTCCATTCTTTCCACCACTCCCGCTTAACAATCGCGCCTTGTTCACTGGTCGGGCTTTGCTGATACTGGGCGTTCCACTTAGATGCGGGCAGTTCAGACTGTAGGGCGTGGAGTTCTTCTAGGCTCCAAAACTCTGGCCATAGGGGGTTTCCACTCGGGAGAATCGCAGGGAAGTCAATTACCTCCCAATCGTCATTCCCGTCTTTATCAATCGCAGACTGCAAGATCCGGCCAGTCAGATCCCTCTTAGCCCAGCGCGTCATCACGACAATAATCGCACCTCCAGGCTGAAGTCGTTGGCGGGGGCCGGATGTGTACCACTCATAGACTTTATCAAAGACAGTAGGATCTCCAGCGGCAAGGGCAGCTTCTTGCTCGGAGTGGGGATCGTCAATGATCAGTAGGTCAGCACCTTTACCCGTCACTGTACCGCCAACCCCGATAGCAAAATACTCTCCGTTTTTATTGGTAGACCAACGGCCAGCCGCTTTACTGTCAGACCTCAAATTAACATTGGGGAATATCTTAGAAAACGGCTCACTGGCTACTAAGTTACGAACCTTACGGCCAAAGCCTACCGCTAACTCTGCGGTGTTCGAGCACTGGATAATTTTTTTACTAGGATCTCTTCCCAAGAACCAAGCCGGCAGCATATAGGATGCAAACTCAGACTTTGTATGCCGAGGAGGCATATTGATGATCAGGCGTTTTATTTTCCCAGTCGCGATCTCTTCGAACTTCTTAGCCATTACCTTGTGGTGGCGTCCGTCAATGAACCCCGGCCACATAGCATGGGCAAATTTATTAAAGTCATCAAATGCTTCTTCTCTTTGTTGGCTGGCTTCTAATGCGTCTAAGTCGTCAAGGTAAGAGGCTTGTTCGTTAGAAGGCATCTTAAAGAAAGTCTCAGCGGCGGCCTCGGCTTCTGGTTTCGTAAGGTTAAGAGCAAACATTACCCTCCTGACAAACAGGTCGCGCTCCTCTTGCATCTCTAGTTGTTGCTTTTTATTCATTCAAGGCCTTTAATCGCGGCCATTATTTCTGCATTAGCTTTGTGCGTCTTAATGTTCACAATCAAACCATCATATGTCTCAACAAATGACACCTTATCCATCGCTTTAAACAATTTATTAATTGTCTCAAGAGTAGGGTTCCCGCCGTTCTCGGCCCTGGCTATCGTAGGCTGGGCAACACCAGATCGCGCCGCTAACTCTTTGGCAGTCAAACCCATCGCAGCCCTACCCACTTTTAATGCTAATCCAATGTTCATGGCAAGTTCCTAAGTTTCAAGTAAGACGGGCGCACACTACGTGCCGAATTCTTAGCCCGCCGGCATATCCCTAAGTCACAGAGCTTCTTCACAACCCGATGAACATTCCCGCGCCCTCTGTCCCCAGTGTGAAACATGATGTCATCTATAGAAGGCCCATATCCATAGTTCCTCCAATACTCATCTATCACAAGGAACACAGTCCTCTGCTTCTCAGTCATACACGCCCCTATACACGCATCGTAAGTTTGTTGGATCATTTTGTAAGAAATCAGTAAGTTTCATATTATCAGCTGATAATATGCCCCCCGCCCTTTTTCGTATGAAAACACATAGGGGGGTCATTCCTTATCAAAGTCCAATACAGTGTCGCTGGAATTTTGGGAACCCCCCCCACTGTTTTTATTTGATGTTTGGATGAGTGAAACAGTATGTGTATGTGCACCCACACGCGCACCGCCCGCAGGCGCGCCCACCCCGTCCGTGGGTGCGTCAGGGGCACGATCTGCAAGCCCATCACCCCTGATTTCCTCAAGCAATGTGAGCCCATCGTCCTGCTTGGCCGTCACATCGCTGACCTTACCCAGTCGTTCAAGCAATCGTGTGCGTATGTCCGAGCTCTTGTGGATGATCGTGCTCTCCTTTCGTTCAAGGAATGCTCCGACCTCGAATAGGTTGCCTATCATCTGTAAGGCCTTCATGCGTTGTGCAGGGGGAAAGTCCTCATCAAGTGAGTGCTGGACGAGCTGTTGCACCAAGAGTGCCTTCAGTTGAATGGGGTTTCGATGTTTCTCTGCCTCTAAAGCCAGTTGGTAGGCCTCGATCTCTCGGGCAATTCTCGGGTCACGGGCAAGTCTGTATGGTTCTGAGCTCAGTGTTCTCTTACTGGGCTTGGCCTTATGGCTGACCCTATATGCTTGTGCCTTACTCTCTCCTAGTGCAATGGCATGAGCAAATGCTCTTTGCTTACTGGTGATCTTTGGCCTCTTACCTTCTCCGCTAGTTAGTAACTGTTCTATCGGAATGGTATCAAGGCCTTCTCTGATTTGCGTGCGAGTAAGTTTTTGGGGCATGGTGTTTCATGGGTATGAATTAGGAATCCCGAACATAGCAGACCGCGCGAAACAATGCAAACCAGTCAGGCCGAACTGGTCATGAGCTCTGCTGCCTAAATTGTCATTACAAAATATTCCTCAAACTGCCCTGACCTTTTCCAAGTCCTGCCGTCTATACCTTTGTAACAACTAAACAATCCTATGAACTACCTCTATTCAATCCTCGGTATGTCCGCCTTCTTCTTTGTCCTGCTATCCCTTATGGACTGGGAAACCCGCAAGAGAGAAGCCCGCGCCCGAGCTGAGTGGGACGCACGATACAACCCAGTCCGAAAGACCCGCGAGCTCCGTCAGCAACACCTTAGAAAATAATTTAAGAAAACCTATATAAAACTCTTGACAGGTCAACACATGACATGGCGTAATCGTTATTCATGTGTTAGTCAATCAATTTAAAGGAGTAAGTTAATGAAGCCTCTCTACCTTATAGCCTGCAGTAACAAGAAGCTAGACCGCCCTGCAAAGGGACGCGACCTCTATCAAGGTCAAGCCTTCAAGTTTGCTCTACGCGCCTCTGAACGAGCTGAAGCAGATGTGATCATCCTCTCTGCTCTTCATGGTGTTGTTATGCCTCACGCACAATACGCGCCCTATGACAAAGCCCTCTGCAACATGACCAAGGCCGAACGCGCTGAGTGGGCGGAGATCGTGCAAGCCCAGTTAAAGATGTTAGGTGCATATGACCGCGAGATCACAGTCCTTGCAGGAGCTGACTACGCGAGTGCCGTTAAAGGTTTCCCCAATGTTCGCCTCCCTCTCAAGGGTCAGGGAATCGGACAACAGTTACAGACCCTCAAACACTTAGGAGAATGAACCATGTCAAAACTAATCCTCAAGAAAAACGGCTATGAGATTTGGGCAAAGTTTGATCACGATGCTGAAGTCTATGAGCTCTTCTTTGAACAAGAGTGCGAGTCCTATACAGGATGGAACGCCGATTCAATCAAGGACGCCGAACACAGTGCCCCACACATCATTGAAGAACAAATGGCAGAACAGGCTGACTGGAACCAACGAAGCCAGTATTTGCTTGACGATGCCTGAGTCATGCTTGAAGCCTCGCGTGCGGGGCTTTGAGGATTACCCACCAACCAAAGGAGAACTTGTGATAACGATAACCATTGATACCAATAACTCAGCATTCGAGGACAACCCTCGCGAGATGGCTGAACTACTTGAACGTCTTGCGAACTATTACAGGGACTGCGAAGTCCTGCCTGATTCCGCCCGCGATTCCAATGGCAATACTGTTTGCCACATCACACAGGAGTGAACATGACAGACGTTGAATACAAATACATGGAAGCCCAGTTGATCAAGGCCATCCCCCTGCCACCGCAGGATTGTGGACAGATCAAGATCAAACTGTATTCCGAGCTCGGCCAGTCAAACTGGCTGAACATTTCCCCTGCAACTCTCAAGAAAATTGAACTGGCCTTATTGGAGGACGCATGAAATATTACCGCCACACAATGACCCTGCGCGAGGAGCTCCTGCACGAACGCAGACAGGCGCGAGCTCAAGCAGGCTATGACCTTCTCATTGCCTTGTTCGTCTGCCTTGCAGTCGTGTTTATCAGCGTCATGGTGCTCTCATGACCGAAGCCCAGTTTGTCAAGACCGAACACGAATTGATTGAACTGGGCTATCGTTATGAACGAGCCCCAGTCCAAAGGTCTATTGCCATTCGTCAGACCTTCAGCAATTTATTGCAGCAATACCCAATTTATCGCGACCAATTTATCTATTGGTTTGAGCAAGGACGCAAGGAGGCACGATCATGGAATATGTAGAAAGATCTTTTTCTGAAAATACTGGAGGTGGTGTGATCTGTGATTTCATCATCCTCAAGAATGGCCAGTGCATTGTCATTTCAAATGAGTGCATTTGTCTTGTCAAAGACTATGAGACTTCCTCAGAGTCTTATGGAAGCGATCCCACAATTTATCTCACCCCAATGATCACAAGAGAAGGCAAAACCTTTTCATCATAAGGAGCAAAACCATGACACATGAAATAGTCCACAAGGAATCAGGCCGAATCATTGGCACATACCCAAACTGGGAGAAGGCCTATGAGGCCTACAACCAACTTGGAACTGGCAATGACGGGATGAGTGACCATGCCATTGGCGAAACCGATACAAGCTATCTCGAACGAGTCAGACAGGCAGACGAAGACAGTCGCCAGTCTCGCCAACGCTACGAGGCTATGCGTATTAACAGAGGTGAACCGCCAAAGGAAATAACTAAGCAAAGATTTTGGGAATTGCTCGAAGTCCTTATGCCTGCAGACTGGACGCAAGCAGGGACAACCGAGTCCTTTCGCGTCATTGAGTGCCAAACAGATGACCTCTACACATGGTGCGCCCGAGTCGGTGAACGCTACTTTGAGATGGTCTGCCCAAAGAAAACCACACACGCACACATTATCAAACTTGTCAAAAAGGAGCTGGACAAATGAACTGCACCATCCGCATGAGAGATGACCTTGCAGAGGAGGGATTGTCAATCCCTGCCTCTACCACCTTCAGCAATTACGACACGCTAGATGATGACCTCTACATCACCGCGCAGGAGCTCGAGGGCGCGACCCAAGGCAATGACCCTGCCGATTCTGATGACCATCCATTTTGCTACCTCACGCTGAAGGACGGACGAAGCCTCTACTTCATTAGTGCAGACCTAGACTTTGACTACAAAGAAGAAAACGAACAGTTACAACAAACTGCCAACGAGCTGATTCAAAAATACAAGGCTGAGATTGTCGAGGAAGGTGACTGGTGGTATGGCACAGACGAACATTCGTTCAATATCCATTGCCCTGATGAGGACGGATGGTATCAAATCAATGTTTACAAAGTTGACCCAGTCACAGGTATGGACAACTACGAATGGATGATCGACCTTGAACCAGTTTATTTGGTAGCGCAATACCAAGTAAAAAACCACAATGGCACACTTTTAGGCGAATTTAAGAATAGGTCTGCTGCCGAAAAAGAAGCCAAGTTTTACCACGAAGAAACAGGCAATCCCGCCTACATTGAGGAGCAATTAACATGATCGAATCAAAACACCGCATCACATTTGACGAAGACAATCACATCATTGATATTGGCAAAGGGCAAGAATACGGATGTGTTCGAGTGACAGTAGCGAACAACGAATTCATAGTTGCTGTTCACGACCAGTTTGCTCGCGAGATCAAACGCGATATTTACCCCATTCAACGCAATTTAACAAACGAAGAAATTGCTTTTATGGACGCATACCAAAGCAATGTTAGCGGTGCACCACCTCATGTAGTTGAAGCATTCTTACGCGCAGAAAACCATGACAAATTCTGCGAAGAGTATGGCAATGAATACTACTCAGGGCTGGCTGACGCGCATGGTGTGTGGCATGACGCATTGGAATTCGCCAAAGACCCTGCCTACTTTGCAAAGTAACTCCTGAAGCCTCGCGGGTCGGGGCTTTGGGCGGAATTTTCCGCGATTCGTCCCTTTAACTTAACTGGAGAAACAAAATGCCAAATTGGTGTGCCAACTCATTGAAACTTGTTGCTACTACTGCTGATTCTGAAAAGAAACTCGCAGAGATCGTGAAGGAGCTCGCGCGAGCTCATGAAGCTAGAGAGAGTGCCGGAATCTTTAACCTGATCAAGCCCATACCCGAAGCCCTGATGATCACATCAGGATGGTTAGGCAAAGATACTCCCGAGCAAGCTGCTCTCGAAATTGCCCAAAATGAAAACCTTAAGAAATATGGATACAAAGACTGGTATTCATTCTGCACAGGTGAATGGGGCACGAAGTGGGACGCTAAGACTTTAGACGAAGATGTGCCATTCATCCTCGCAGACAACCAAGTGACTATCTTCTTTGATACCGCATGGGCACCGCCAATGCAAATCTACTATGCCCTTGAAGAGATGGGATTCAAGGTTGAGGCCACTTACATCGAGCAGGGTATGGGCTATATCGGTTTCTACACAGATGGTGTAGATACTTGCGAAAAGATGGAACAGTTTTACACCGCAGATGTAGAAACAGACGAAGACGATTTTCCAGTCATTAACCACAAGGTTGACCAGTACTTTGAACGCAATGGTTTCGACCATATGCCCACTAACTTTGGAGGCTGACCATGCACCACGAACACGAAGGCTATTCGTGGTGGGAATACGATGGGCAGGGGATTCCCCTTGCCCGAGTCTGCGACAAGTGCGTAGATGCCGTTCTCGCCAAATACAACCCAGTAGTGCTAGGCCATTACACCCAGTCAGATGTTGACGAACCAATTAACGAGGAATAAATGAAAACATACTCAGGAACAGTAGTCTGCAAACTTTACCGCGAAGTCACTATTGAAGTGGAAGATGGCACAGAGAAAGACAACATTGAATACGCAATGATTCAGCATTTCCACGATCACAACCTAAAGCCAGAAGACATGGAAACAGAAGTCTGGGATATTGAACAGGTGGACGCATGATCTTGACTGACTTTGACCAAATTGCAGTCGCAAGAATGCTTACGCTGCGGAAAGGTTTACAACTTGAGATCAAGGGAATGCGCCATTCAGGACGCAGTTGCTACTCGATCATTAAGAAGGAATTTGACCTGACTGGGACACGCGCCCAAGTGCTAGAGAAATTTGAACAACTTATCCCAAACTTTGAGGAGATCACAAATGGAAGTCGTTGAACTACAAGTATTCCAGTTTCATGAGCTGGACGAGCAAGCCAAGAGGAATGCGCGTGACTGGTATAGGACAAACTCTGAGTATCCTTGGTTTGACGAAGCCAAGGGCAGTTTAAAAGCATTCTGCGACCACTTCAATGTCACTTTGCGTGACTGGAATCTTGGCGATGGTCGGGGCTATGTTAAGACTGACGCAGAACAACGTCACTTCAGAGGGATCAAACTCTCTGAGCAGGACAGGGATGCCATGCCCACAGGCTTGTGGCTTGACTGCGAGCTCTTTGCCCACTTCTATGATGAATTCAAACGCACAGGCGATGCCAAAGGCGCGTTTGACGATGCCCTGCACAATCTTGTTCGCGCAGTAAGCAGGGATGTGGAGTATTACTACTCTGACGAATCAGCAGATGAAAACATAGAAACCAATATGTGGACATTCACCGCAGAGGGTAAGTATTATCCTTATTGGCCTAAATAACCACGCAGGGAGTCGGCTGCGGATGCAGTCCCGATTCTCTGCTCAGTATCGTTGAAGTCCTCACCGGCCTCGCCTACCCAGTAGTGCGGGGCTATTTTCTTGGCAGTCGCTATCCCCATTGGGTCATTGTCTGCGATCACCAACGGGTCACGCAGATTCTTGGCCACCTCAACCATGTTCCCCGCAGAGAAGCAAACATGGATGGTGTATCTCTCCCGAAGGTGTTTCATTGCCCTACGCACCGACATTCCAGTCGCAAACCCCTCGCACAAGATGTTCCGACCCTTGTTGTCGATGACCAGGGATGCGCCTTTTGTGCGCTGACCTGAGAGAAATCTTTTAGTGCCATCCTGAGAGATCAGTTGACATCCAACTAAATTACCCAAAATCCGCATGGGTAACACCAACAGATCATTCCAGATCAACCCCTTGTCCACGAAACCCTTGCGGATTAGGTAGGGGTGTTGCTCCTTTACTGCGTTATTCATGATGAATGCGGCCTTTTGTGCTGCCTTGCGCTGGCGGAGCTCGGCTTCTTGTTTGGCAGCCAACTTCTTTGCGTGTGCATTGGGATCAGGAATAAATGGTTCCTCAGACTTAAAAAGTATGTGTTTGTCATGAACTGCGAAATTTATAAGTGCCCCCTTATGGCCATCAAAGATATACGCGCCATTCTGTTTTCTCGGGTGGTCTTCAGTCCCAACCCTTACCCAACGATCTAACACTAGGTCTTTTATCAGCAAACCATGAGCTCTTGCAAAGTCTTGAAAGCTCATTTGTTTGCCTTCGATTTAGCCCATGCAATGTTCTTTGACTTGATCCATGAAGTGGTCTTGTATGAGATAGGTTCGGGGTTTGTAGTCAGGCCTCGAGGGAATGCCCCATATCGCTCCTTGTATTTGTGTGCTGCCCAACCCTCTTTGTATCCACGCATACGCGAGTAGTAGATCAGCTCAGAGTAGAACTTTTGATTCTCGGTCAGGAGCTCGCGTTTAGTTGTCTCCAGCTCAGTCAATTCACCCGGCACATTGATGATCTGTTTGACTGGCCTTTCATAGCCACATTCACCACATTCCCGACCCGACCAAACCCACAATGCACCACACGCAGGGCACTTTGCGTCCTTCTTTTCCTTCTCTTCGGGCTCTTTCTTCGCGGTTTCAGCCCCGTTTTGGAGCTCAGTCACGCCTTCTTCAAACAAAGTGTCCCATTCTTTGCGGAATCTCAGGTAGTTTCCAGAGTGATCCAGCCACAAACCATAGTCTTTACCATCGTAGGGACGCATAATCCGCCCCATTTGTTGCACATGACTGCTAAAAGATTTGGAAAACGGCCTTGCAGACACCCCTATCATCACATCAGGGACGTCAAAACCTCTAGTCAGTATGTCAGTGGCAATTAATCCGTTAATTTTCGTGTCAGGCCTGCTGAAATCCTCGATTGTTTCGGCTTTGAACTCATCATCTTCCAAATAACTGATGGAAACAAAGTTATATCCGGCCTCATTGAACTGCCGAACCAAGTCCCTGCCATGCTCAACACCCGAGCAAAAGACCACTGTCTTCCTCGGTTTACCAAACACTTGCATGGTCTTGTTGATCCACTCTTGGACAATGTCACCAGTGATCTGCATACCGCGCTTGGTAGTCTCATCCTGCGACCACTCGCCAGCCACCTTCTTTGCACCACTCATGTCGATCTCTTTAGCAATATAGATCTTTAGCGGTGTAAGCCACTTATTCTCGATCAGCTCACCAGTAGGTTTAGCCCCCACCACATTGGTGTAGGTGTCCCCCAGTCCATTGGTGAAAGGTGTGGCGGTCAGGCCGATCACCTTCATCTCTGGTCTGTCTTTAATGAACTGGATGATTTGCTTACGCTGAACGTGACATTCGTCAATGATTAACATGGAGACTTCGGGGAAGTTATCCCGACTCTCCAAAGTCTGTGCGCTGCAGACTTGTATCTTTTCGTAAGGACGATACCGCCAGTGATCTGCCTGCATGACACCATGGTTGATGCCGTAATTGCCAAGGCGGGTGCTGGTCTGGTTAACCAACACAATGCGGTCTAACACCATGGCCACGTTCTTGAGCTCCTTGGCTTGCTCGAGCATGATTGCCATGGCCACCTCGGTCTTTCCAAACCCTGTGGGCGCGTAGAGTAGCTGGCTTCTGTGGCCATCCTTAAAGCCTTGGGCGAGCTTCTCCACGACTTCCGCTTGATGCGGTCTTAACTTGAGCATTTGATTCTCCTACTGGGATACCGCCCAGCTTCGGGTTATTTCTTCTCTGCCTTCTCAGCGCGTTTCTTCCAGTAATTCATCTGCTTAATCATCTCAGCATTCTTATTCTGGAACTCATTGCGTGACTGGGTCATTGTCCTAAGTTGGAACTCAAGGTCTTTGACTTGCTCGCGCAGCTCTTCAATCGTCTGCTGAACTTCTGCTCGGGCTTTTTCAGATACTGGCAGGGACTTGACAGCCAACATATCTTTAAGTTTTGCGTTCTCTTCAGCCATGGCCGTGTGCTCGATGGCCATCTCATGGAACTTGTCTTCCTCTGTATATTCTGGCTCTGGTGGGGGTGGTGGTGCCATTGGACGGCCTGACTTAGATACATCGACCCTGCGTCCATTCTTGTCAACTACCGAAGACTTCTCTAAACCTAAAGCCTTGCGAACACGGCCTACTGTAGAGATGGAAACATCACACAATTCTGCAATGATGGCATCAGATACTTCGCCATACTCAAAGTCTTCTAAGGCCATCTGAACTACATAACGGCGCTCTTCTGGTGTGCGGGGTTTGCCATGCTTACTGTTGGCTTTTAAGCAAGCCGTGAAGGCATCGCGCTTTGTGCCTTGGTTGACGATGGCCTCAATAGTTAAGAACCCTGCGCGTTTATGTGCGTGAAATCGGTGAAAACCATCGCTAGGCCAGTAGTCTTTGCCATCAAACCAAAGATCAATCGGGGGGAACTTAGATTTACCCTCGAGCAAAATCTCTGTGTAATGCTGAACCATGGGCTCATCAATCTCTTTACGGGGCTGAGTGCCACCATCTAAACGAATCTTTTGAAGCTTAATTTTCTCAATGATGATGTCTGTAGTCATTGTTTTCCTTTTGTTGATGCTCTTTTTGATGCTCTGTTTGCCCAGCAGGCGGCGCAGTGCCATTTTGTGTGGCCAAGTTGGATACCACCCTCTGGTGGCTTCATTTCATTGCAGTTATTGCACTCCTTATGTTGATGTACCGGCTGCTTACTTCCGATTGATAGCTGTTGTTTTGCAAACCCATTCACCTCTTCATGCTCCTTATGTAAACCGTAAAACTGTCTATTGTGACCTGCCCAAAGGCCGTCATTTTCTCTATCTCTTTGGCAACCTCTTCAATTGTGTCGTTGCGAATCTTCTCGTACACCTCATTTACTTGTTTCTTGCGCCAACCTGATGAGGCAACGTAATCTTGAATGTCATCGTCATCTTCTTTCATGCGAACTCCGGAAATGATTTGTCAACTAATGCTTTGATGCGCTGGTTTCTCTCAGCGATCACCTTTGATCTTGCAAGGATTGGTGCCAACAGCCAACTGGTGCGCCTGTTATGCGCCAGCTTGACCTGTACACGCTTGCGGTTAGTCCTGACCTTCATGTGTTCTTCTCCTTCAGTTTGTCCTCAACCAATACCTTGAAGATAAATGTGTTTAAGTGATCGGTCTGCCAGTTGGGAAGCTGCTTGATGATTGCCAGAGTCTCTGTATTGGTCAGGTGCTTCCAACGTCTTCTGGGCTTTTTAGTCTTGGGGGCTGGCGGCCTTGGGTCTGAGAAGAACTCAACATTGTCAGACCATGCTGCCCAAGTAAACAGCCAGCGCCACATCATGTCTTGATTGCGGCATCGGTATTGGTACTCTGCCATTCGCAGGCAGGCTTCTTGTCCGGGCTTCATTGTTTTACGTTCCATAGTTCTACCATTCTTGATGGGTGTTGCATCTTTCTCATGGCCTTGGCCTCAATCTGCCGGATGCGCTCTTTTGTTACGGCAAGAACTTGGCCAGCCTCCTCAAGAGTGTGTTCATTACATCCAATTCCAAAACGCATTCGTAAAACTTTCGCCTCTTTGGGGGTCAGCGTTTCTAGCATTTCGTTAACAACTTCAACAGCCTCTCTGTTTTCCAATTCCTTATCTGGTGATGACCCCTCAATAAGGTGTAAGGCCTCTTCTGTGTTCATCCCAAGGGCGGCCACCATGGCATTTAGATCGACCTCTTTGGTGCTGGTGTTGCGCCTGAGTTCCATGGTGAGCTGCTCTGTTGTCCACAAGTCTGTTGGCAGCGCACACAAGTGCTCCATCAGGGCTTTGGCAGAATCCCGAAACTCGCCATCTTGCGTCAAAGGCGGCGTCTTCAAGGAAATTAACGATGTTAATTGCGTCTTGCCCATACCGTTCTGCTCACAAAACTGGCTCACGTTTCTGTATCCGGCCTTGTGGATTGCTTTGATAATCAAGTTATTCCGAATTGATACCTTGACCAGATAGGGATTAACTTCATCAGTCATGCTTCCCTCGCTTTCATCATGGCGTCTGCCAAGGCGTAAGCATATTCAGCAATCAAATTCATCGTATTGCCACCAAAGTCATCTCTACCCTCTGCATTTCTATCCTCTGCATCTGGACAGTCTGGATGGTAAAAATCATTTATCCAATACTGGTAACAGATTGGCATAGCCTTGGCCGCGAAGTAATCCCGCAGATCCATGCCGCCTTCACCGCCTACAGCTGTGACACGCGCTTCATCGTTGATGCTGAATGCTGGTGTTGGGAATGCTTTCATGCTTTGCTCCAGAACAGAATGATCCCAGCCACAATCACAATGAAGAAGATCGCATACGTTGGCCAGACTGGCTCCTTACCATATGGCCCACTGATGGGTTCACTATCGCAGTTAAACGCTTCGTGCATAGTGCGTGGGAAACGCTTTGTTGTATCATTTTCCATATTACCTCCTGTGTTAATAATATAACTCATGAATTACCGATGAGTCAACTGTTATGTCACCAAGCCTAGTCCCTCTTACCCGTTGACCCTCCCTCCCCCAAAGAGGGGGAAGTACACGGGTCAAGGCTCTTTATCAGCGAGCATTGTCAAGTTTTTACGTTGACTAACGGAATGCCAATCCGCCTCCCTGCACTTTCAGGTGCAACTATGGGGTATGTGCCTTTCGACATCGCTGTTTATTCTTTTCGATTTCTCTACTAAGAGGTGCGGGTCACACCGAGGTTCTGTGTTTCTTGAGTTCAGCCCATACAGGCCATTAGCTAACGCGCTCTGACGGCTGCGTAGGAGGAGAGACTGGGACGTTCACATGAAGCAGTGTTTTTCAAAACTACATTTCGTCCACTTTAGGAGCTTGCGGCGCTAACCCGCAACACAATCCCAGTCTCAAAAACAAAAAAGGCTGCTTAGAAGTGCGCCCGGTCGGAGCTTTGCTTAATGACTCTCCCCACAGAAAGCATTAAGTAAAGCGGAACGCACATCTAAACAGCCTAATCCATTGCCTCCGACAGCAACGCCTCGTTTATATCAGATTATTTCAACCCGTGTCAACAGGACTACATTTATTTTTACTTGGCCATATTATCACTGCTAATATGAAAAAAACCCCCGAGTGTTTAGTTCGGGGGTAAGGACAATCCAACAAAGGAGAATGGCAACTGCAGTCACCGGAATTTATTCTACATCAATCTCCGTAAAGTGCAATGAATGCCGCATCTGCATACGCTTGGCCGGCTCCCTTCTTGTCCAGCTCGCGCCACTTTGGCCACATCTGGATGGCCTTTGACCTTGAAGCATCCTTGTCCTGACCGATAATGCCAGCGCGTTTCTTCCATGACTGAGGCGTAACCATCACCACAGGTATCTGTAGAGCACCCAGCACCCCAAACACAACGCCACAAGAATGGCCAAACGAAAACATACTGGCCGTCCCTTGACCTGGCATTGCTCCAACTTGCTCAACATACGCGCGCTTTAATTCCTTTGGCAAGATGTCAGCCAACATACTTGCATTCACACGCTTATGGCTACCAACTTGCATGATGGGCATTGGTGCCCACCCAATAGGCTGACCATCCTGCAGCACAACAATTGCACCAGAAGCTCCGGGATCTATTCCAACAATTAAATCTGACATTTAAATTTCTTTCTAAAAGTGTTGCAAGACATGAAAGTATGTGGGTACAATGTGTTGCCAATTATAACTCAAAGGAGAGTAGATGACACAAGATGAAATCATTGAGATGGCTAGACAGGCAGGGATTACTGTTGAGGCCGGAGGCAGAAGTTATGAACAGCTACTCAGAATAATCAACGCCTTTGCCAAGCTAGTAGCACATTGCGAACGCAGAAACTGCGTAGACACGCTGTGTGAGGTTGGCAATCAGTCCATGGCTGATGACCCAGATTGGGCGGAAACAGTGTTTTGGTGCTGCTCAAGGATTAACAATCCAGAGCATAAGGATAAAACACTCTGCCCCGATTACAAAAAAATTGATAACTCAATTCGAGCAAAGGAACAAGCATGATCATCACAAACAAATACAACTTACCGCAGACATTCGTGAACATCATGAAGCGGCCCACCTACTCCAAGGGTAAGGCCAACATATCAGCGACAGAGCTGATCAACTCACCGCGCATCGTCCAGCTACGCAAGCTACACGAAGACAAAATTGAGACTGACGTTACAGAGATGGTCTGGTCTATCTTTGGCACGGCTATCCATGGCGTCCTTGAGCATGGCAAAGACGAAAACCACCTGATCGAGGAGCGCCTCCACGCAAAGATTGATGGCTGGTCTATCTCTGGAGCTATTGATTTGCAGATCGTCAACGAAGACGGCACTCTGACAATCAACGATTACAAGACTACAGGCGCATGGTCTGTAATGAATGAGAAGATTGATTGGGAGTATCAGCTCAACATTTACGCTTGGCTTGTGGAAAAAGTTAAGGGCACCAAGGTTTCTAAGCTTGAGATCGTGGCTATCATCAGAGACTGGTCACGCCGTGACGCAGCTCTCAAACCAAACTACCCTGACGCACCGATCAAAGTTATTCCAATTCAGCTCTGGCCGATGGAACAGCGCGAAGAATTCATTCAGGAACGAATCAAAGAACACTCCAACGCATTATTTGACTTGGAGACAGGAGATGAGCTGCCGTTTTGTACGCCCGACCAGACTTGGGAAAAGCCTACAACATACGCAGTGAAAAAGATTGGTAATGTCAAAGCACGTAATATTTGCAATACCGATGAGGAAGCTCGAGCCAAGGTGGCCGAGTATGGAAAAGAGTACGAGATAGAAGTCAGGCAGGGTGAAAGGACGCGATGCGCTAACTTCTGCTCTGTCAGCCGCTTCTGCAACCAGTACCAAGAGTATTTATCAACAAAGGAAACAAATGTCAGTCCATAAGAAACTAATGCAAGCGAGGGTCAAGCTTCTGTCGGTAGACATGAAGAAGTCTGGCCAGAACAAGTTTGCAGGCTACTCATACTTTGAGCTGGGTGACTTCATCCCCCATGTTCAGACCATCTTCAACGACCTTGGCCTGTGCGGTGTCGTGACGTTTAACACTGAGTATGCCCAGCTCTGCATCACCGATGTAGATGACGGCACAGTCATTGTGATCACTAGCCCAATGGCCGAGGCCAACCTTAAAGGTGCACACCCCATACAAAATTTGGGCGCCACTTTGAGCTACCAACGGAGGTACCTCTGGATGGCAGCCATGGAGCTAGTCGAAGGGGACGCAGTCGATTCCGCGCCCCCCGTAGAAGCCGTTAAAGCCCCAGAGCCTAAGCAACCCCTTATCCAGCCGTTAAAACCGCCTGTAAAGCCCGTTAAAGGCAAAGTAGACCCTATTCCACCTCAGCACGTTGAACCAGATGCTTGGACGATCATCATTGACGCCCCTGATAGTCCAGAAGCATGGGTTGACATGATGGTTGCAGCCAACAATCTGAAGATCAGCTTGGCCACCAGCGCAGATCAGCTCAAAGAGATGTTCCAAGTTAACAAACCTCTGTACGACAAGCTTAAAACGCTGAACCCTTCTGTCTATGCTGACGTCATTGACAACTTCACCAACGCAAAACGATCATTTTTTTAAGGAGTAAACAATGGAATACCCAAATTCAGGTGCCATCTTCACATCAACACAGAAGAAGTTTGAGAAATCCCCCGATATGTGGGGTGACATCAAGATTGAAAAAGCTTACTTGCTAGAGCTGATTGAAAAAGCCAAAGGCGAAAGCTCGGTCACTGTCAAGCTGAGTGGCTGGTTGCGAAAAGACAAGAACGGCAACCGCATGGTTTCCCTCAAGGTTGATACCTATCAAGGTGGTGCCGCCGTAACCTCTAGCGCGAAGGATCCATGGGATGACTAAATCAGCCAAACCAAAGACGGCCAAGGACTGGGAGAAGGTCTGCGGCCAACTTAACGATGTTATCCACGCCCAACACGCTGACGAGCAGAAGCTTGAAGTCCAGATTGAGAATCTTCATGAGCAGATTGCCAAGCTGGAAGAGCAGTTGACCATGTCCGTAGGCGTGATCAAGTACTTGGAGTTACAAATTGTCCGATCCAATCCAGTTTGAAGCGATCAAGACTGGCCTGAAACAGTCTAAGGATGGCTATATGCTGTCTTTGGCTGTTCACCCTGACGAGCTGCACAACGACCTCATGCGCGACTTTGTAGGCTCGCGCTATGTTGTTGTGATGGTGCGGCTGGGTGATGACGAACAACCAATGAACCGAGAGAACGAGTTTCCCGGTGATCATGCGGTGAAGCTGGCCGGAATTCTGTGCCGTGATCCAGACTTTTGGGAGTGGCTACACCAGAAAGAGTGGCTAATGGAGAAGAATGAAAAGGCCTGTGCCAGTTGGATTTCATCCTACTTGGACATTGAGTCTCGCAAAGAGCTTAAAACCAACGAAGAAGCCCGCCATTTATTCAATCAATTGCGAACTAGCTTCGAAGCTTGGAGGAAAGCATGAAGAAACTAATCCCTTACAGCGTCTATTTACCAGTGGAGTATTACGACAAGATCAAGGAACTTGCCAAGCAGCGTAAAGCATCTTCTATGGTGCGTGACGCCATTTGCATGATCGTTGATGGTGACGATAACTTTAAGTCTGGGTACAACAAGGCGCTCAAAGACTGTGTCAAAGAGATCGACACCATCAAAGAGATCGAGCATATTGCCGTTCGCGGTAAGTACTTGGCCGATGTGCTGGCCGATCAAATTAAAGAACTGGAGATGTGATGAAAGCACCTACCGAACAAGATATGGATCAGATTAACGCTTTATCAGACAAAGTTCTGGCTCTTGTGATGAATACAGAAATGGAAAACCCTCACATTGCTGTTGCAGCTCTTAGCCATGTTACAGGCGTGATCGCATATGAAATGAAGATGCCCGAAAATGTATTCCTTATTTGTATGATAAACGCTTATCAGGCCCTCTTAGAGGCGGCCAAAGTTAAAGAGGTTCACTAATGACTGAACACGACACCAATCTGCGCGATCTGGCGTCTATGTTTGCTTTGGCCGGCCTCATCATCCGAAACAGGGAGGGTGAGAATCTGGCCGAGGCGGCATACGAGCTAGCCGATCAATGGATGGAAGCTAGAAAAGAACCCGAAGAAGGACTGGCCGCAATCAAGAAAGGCAAACGCAATGTCAGAAAACATGAGGATCTACGGTAAACGCTATTGCGCTACCTGCGAGCATTCCAAACCCTTAGACCATGGCAAACTGGTAGATCCAAAAGGCAACCGCTGGGTGTGCTATGACTGTAAACCAAATGTATCGAAACGAAAAACTTCTAAAAGCCGCAAGGCTCCTGCCGTGCCAGCACTGCGGGGTGAATGATGGAACAGTGGTAGCCGCCCACAGTAACCAACTACGGGACGGCAAAGGCCGTGGCCTCAAGGCTCACGACTACCGCATAGCGTCATTGTGCTATCGGTGCCATATGGAGTTAGATCAGGGGTCTAAGATGGATAAAGCCCAGAGGGTTGAGATGTGGGAGGAAGCACACCGCAAAACTCTGGGCTTATTCTTTGAGCAAGGGATTATTGGGCTCGTCTGACCTCTTCGTTGTATGCCTTCATCACGGCATCACGTTTATCTTTTTTAGCCTTGATGTCCTTCTCAGGAGCTTCCTTCTTATACATCGCGCGAATCTCTCTGTTGTATCTGGCAACCTCAGTTTCAACATAGTTTGCGCGGTTTATAAGCCTTGCTGTAGCTTCCTTGTTCTCGTTGCGATATTCGCTGACATCACCCTTGCGCTCTTTGATTCGCTTGATAGTGCCTTCGTGCTCTGCCATGGCCTTGATGTTCTTGTAGAACTTATCAGCTGCAGCCGAAGGAGTATCGAGCTCACCATACAGTTTGCCTGCGATAGGCACAGAGTAGGATGGGATCTCTTCTCCCTCTATCTTCTTACCAACGTAGCGAACGGCCTTGGTGATCTCACGGCCAACACCACCGGCATACTCTTTGGCAAGGTAGTCCAGTTGGTCAGCCGTAGGACTAACCAAACCAATACCATCTTCACCGCCGCCAGTTAGGTAATTTATGCCGTAAGCCAGAGCTTTACTCAAACTGGTGGCGTTATCACGGCTACGCTCCCAACCTGGGGTCGGTGTTGTCTCGCGGCTTTCGCGTGAGATTGGACGGCCAAACGCATCTTTGTTTGTCGCCAGCACATTAACAAAGGGATCTACCAACGTTGGTGTAAGCAGATTGGCCGCACCGCCAGCACCCAATGGGTTAAACATATCAGCCACTTGAGCTGCAATATTAACAATCGTCTGGGTAATTTTGCGTCTGCCCTTCATCTGACCAGAGTTAATCAAGACATACTCAGTCAACTCACGGCCAATGTTGGGGAACAAGTTCCAGCCCAAAGGCATTGGGACGATCAGATACTTCTTTTCACCACCAATACCAAAGGTAGGCAAGATCAAGTTCTTGTCTTTGAGGAAGTCTGGTGGCTCATCGCCATCAAAGCCTGCCGCCAATAAAGCCAGAGCCTGCACAGTACCCAACAACATACCACCGGCAATGATCTTCTTGCCAACGCCGGTCATTGTGAACTTGCCGTCTTTGTTCTGAACCAGCACTTCCATCATGCGGGTTGTACCTTGGACGCGAGCATTAAAGAACGCATACAGGGCATTGGCATTAGCAGTGGCTTGACCCTTTTTATTAAAGTTAACAGTCAAGTTTTTGGCCAAAGAAGCGGCACGTTGTGGCGTCATGCCTTGGTCTAGTCCGGCCTTAAAGGCAGACAGACGCACGGCATTTTCCATGGCATCGTTGTAGTCAGACAGCCAGTCTAGGACAGCATCAGCTTTTCTACGGGCATTACCGCGATCCAAGCGAGCCATCTCACGCTCGACAATGGATGCTTTGTCTTTTGCACGGCTGAACTGCTCGCTGTAGCCAGTGATACCACCGATTTCTCTAAACTGTTTCCACAGTGCAATCCATTCTTTTTGCTCTGAGTCACTGACAATACCGGCGACAGACTCTTTCATGCCACGTAGATCAGTAAAGATTGCGCGCAGAGCTGGGATAGAGCCAGCCAATACTTGCATCTTTTTATCTTTGATCTCTGTGCTGGCCAAGTTAATGGTGCCGCCAAAGACATCTCGCACGAAGTTCCATGCACCAAACACAGGGTTGTACTGGGTGTTCATGGCCGCGATCAAGCGAGTCGCTTCAGCCACAGTACCAAGATAACCCTCTAGCTGATTGGCATCCAAGTTCTTTAAAGCTTCGGCCATGCGCTTTGCACGGGGCTCACCGGGATTAAAGAAGATGAATCGGTCTTCGCCATTAACACGCACGGCAAACACGTTAGGTGAGTTCCGCAGCGCAGTGTTAACCTTGTACTCTACCAGCCCAGTAGCTGGATCTATACGTGGTGAGGCTGGCTCTGCAAACAAAGCATCAGCTTCAGCCACTGTTAGGTTAAAGCCGGCCATCTCCTCCTTGAGCTTCTTCTTATTGCGAATAGCGTCAGGGTTGACGGGCTTCCAGAAGTTAGGGTTAGGATTCTGGATGGCCAACGCATACAGAGCACGGCCTACCTTGGCCTTCTCGCCACGGATAATTGCCGCCTCACGCTGAAGAGCGATGTTGGCTAAGACGTCAACAACAGTCTTATACGATCCGGTCGCAGTCTTAGAGAAGTTACCACGGGTTGCAAAGCCCTGACCCAAACCAGAACCCGGAGTCACGTAGTCCAGCTCATCTGGATCACGCTTCAAAGGAACGTAGAAGGGGAGCTTCTCACGCCATGCGGCAATAGTCTCTGGCTTCTCAAGGCCGTAAGCGATTAACAAGTCCTGAGTCTCTTGAACCCACTTATCGACTGTCTCAGCCAACTTTTTGTACTTGGCCTCATCAGCTGGTGTCAGCTTTGAGTTATCTTTCCCAGCAAAGTACTTATCTACCTCATCATTAAAGATGCCAGAGCCGCCATCAGGCATAGCGGGGTTGCGCTTGGCCACGATGTCATTACGAATCTTGGCATGACGCATATGGAGATAGTGCTCAAAGTCACGATACTCCACGCCCATCTTGCGCATCTGCTCAACAAATGGACGCAGATTGTCTTTTAAGAAGTCTTGAACTTTGCTTGATTTAGCACTGTGATACAGGGTTTCCTGCAAGGCTGGGTCATGCTGATCTCGGATGTCACCGATCTGCTCAGTGATGGACTTAACCACCATGCGTGTATCAACTTGCTTGTCAACGATTTGATACTGAAACTTGGCAAGGCTAGTATCTTCTGCTGACTCCCATGTAGCCAACGCGCCAGCTCCACCCTTGTAGTTCTTGACCATGTTAGCCAACGGAAGGCTTTCGCTTGTAACGTAGTCAGTTAAAGAACGCTTACTGAAGCGCCCCTGACCGCTATTCATAATGTCGTTGAAGGTTCTTTGAACAATGTATTTATTGTCAAAGCCAAAGATAAACTTCAAGCCTTCAAACAAACGCTTGGCCGCCAACACAAACTTGTCCCAGCCTGTGCCCAGCTTACGCGCCATCAGCTTCTCAGCGTTAACAGCCCAGTATTCTGAGGGGTTCAGGTACTGGTAATACTCCATTGAAGGCAAAGAATCAATAGCCGTTTGGTAAGCTTCTCGGCTTGGGCTGTTGAGCATTTCCAAAACATTACGGAAATACTTTTGACCGGCAGCAGACTTATCTGCCTTAATGGCTTTACCCAACTTATCAGACCAGTCATCAACCAAAGCCTTTGCAGTTGGACTGTCCATCATCTGCTCAAGACTGTGGACTATTTCATGGCGAATTGCTTCTGGTTCAGTGACGCCAGTTGTTCCTTTATATAAACGAACAATGCGTACAAAAGGAAAAAATTGTCCAATATCATTTGAACCTTCTGGCTGTTTCTTAATAGAAAACTGCAGGCCTTCCAGAACGTCTGGATACTTATCATGCAAGGTTCTGATAACGTCATAAACGTCATCGCTGATCAGGTCTTTGTTCCAGTCAGCAGTAGCCTTGGCAAAGAAGTTCTTAGCAAGACGGCCTGCTGGCTTGGTGTCCTTGATATTTTCCTTCAGGTCGTTTGCTGTTTCCTTCAAGAACGTTAGAGCTTTCTGTTCATCAAGACCTGCCTCACCTTTGGCAAACTTAGCAGAGATGGCCGCGCTCTTCTGACGCACTGCTTGGTACTGACGAATAAGGATTTCACGATCTATCGCACGGTTCATGGCCGGATTGATGCTCAACCTCTCGTTGTCAAACTTAATGCTAGACAACGGGATGTCCTTGGGTGCAAACATCTCACGCGCTTCTTCTTTGTTAGAAGCGGCAACCAATGAGTCCTGACGATCCTTCAAGATGTACTCGATGGCCTTCTTGCTCTTTGGCTCATCAAAGACAGTAGCACTCATGATTGAGCCACTCTTATAGAAGTCGCCCGTTATTGCTGTTAACTGTTTGTCTAAGAAGAACGTACCGCCCTCACGCTTGGCACTGGACGTCACAAACTTAAGGGTGCCGTAGCCTTCACTCTTGATTCGCAAGACAGCATCTGGTGTCGTAACCATTGCACCCCGACCAAACTGGTCGAAGAAACGCTTCACATCTTCGTAGGTCTTGAGTCTGATCGGAGCATTCTTCAGTTCTTTCTCAAAGTCAAACGTGCGTGGCATCAACACGCCTTGGCCAGTCGTACCATCGTTCTTGGTGTACGACAGGATCTGACCCATGTTGTTCACGGCAGCAAAGCCAGCCAAAATATTGCCAGTCACCATCCAACGCTTTTCACGGCGTACTGTGGCACCACGGTCAAACAAATCTGGCAACAAGAGGCGTTCGTTCTGCAGAGTCTCAGGGTTGAGGTACTGCACTTCGTTCTGCACAGCCAGCTGATAACGTGTGCCAATTTGGGAAAACGTCAGGTTCAATGACTTGTCTTCACCGTTAGCTAAAGCCAAAGTCATCTTCCAGTCAGAGCCAGCCACTGGGTTCTTGGTCTTACCCTTGTTTTCAATATCAGTCACGACACCATACACAAACACACCATTGGTGTTCTTGATGGCCACGTTGTTACCAATTTGGTAATTCAGTAGGATGGTTTTAACGTGCTCACGTTGTGTTCTTATCTGGCCTTCAATCGAGGCAATACGAACTGGGTCAGCTCCGCGAGCTTGGGCATCTAATAGCTGTTCATCAGCATATGCTTTTGCTTTGGCGTCAATTTCCTTAAAAGTATATTTAGGATCGTCTTTAATTTTTTCTTTGTTGTCCTTGACCATCTCCTGCACTTCATCCTTAGAGTAAGGCTTGACAGTGCGCTTGACGTCCACACGCTCCATATAGGCAGGCTGGGCAAAGATAGAAGGCTCGCCCTTGTCTTCGGTAATAGGCTTGGAGCTGACTGTCTGGGCGTCCAAGTCCCTAGACTTGGCTTCTAGCTTGTTGGAACCCATGCTGTCTTCGCGCTCAATCAAATCGTTGTAACGTTCGATCAGGTCTTTGTAGACTTCTTCCTGCACTTTGATTGGCAGGATTGGAATGTAACCAGTCAGCTTACGAATATCTGTTTCGTCAGCATCTTCAGTGTTGTCCTTGAGCTGGGTGATCTTCTCACCACCCAAGTCTTGATAGATCTCTGGGTTATCGCGCAAGTATTCCTGTGCAATCTGGCCGCCGTATTCGTTCATAAAGTCAACAGCACCCTCGGCAGACACAGCAGACTTACGGGAAGCTGTAGTGTTAGCACTCAAGGACGCCATCTTCTTAAGTAGGACGGCTGCAGGACGCATCTCAGCAGGGATGTCAGCCATCATCTGCGAGTAGGCTGGCGCGATCACCTGACCAGTACGGTGCACACGGCCAAGCATCTGCATATGGGTGTCAATGTTCTTCTCAGGCTGAACAATGATCATGTGACGTTTGCGCTGGTCTACCACCTTGTTAGAGGCATGAAGCGACAAACCAGTAGAGCCGGCCTGATTTAAAATGATGACATCAGCTGAACCACTGTTAAAAGCTTTAACAGCGTTAACACGTTGCTTGATGTTGGCTGAACGTGTGGCCAACAAAGGCTTGCCACTCTCATAGTTGAGGGAGACAGTACGGCCTGTGATCTCTTCTGTCTTATATCCAGCCTTACGAAGCTCGCTGTGCATATAGTCAATAGGAGAGATCGGAGCAGAACCAAACCCAGCACCACGGATAAAATCAAGGATTTCATAGTAGCGATTGGCCAAGTTTTCGCCCAAGTCTTCATCAGTCAAGCGGTATTCTTCTTTTGTGCCACCGGGCTTCTTGATTGTGATCATCCGCTGCTTTTCCAAGTAACGAATGTACAGATCGGCAAACGACAGGTTGACGGGATCGCCCACGCCAATCTCCATGTCATCTGCGTAGCTTTTCAAGAATGAACCCATGGTATTGGACACAGTCAAAACCACCTTTTCGCCAGCCTTCAAACGCTCGATGGCGTGGCGTACAGAGTCTTGAGCCTTTAATGACAACAGCATTTGGTCAATCAAGTTGTGCATGATTGAACCAAAGTTTGCTTGCTGAACTGTAGTCTTCTCGCCTTCTACACCAGCGCGAGCGCCCTGCGCATCCAAAGACTTCTGCAAGCTCTTAACAACACCTTCTTTTTCGCGTGAGAACGCAAGGATGTCGCGCATAGACGTAGCCATGTTCTCAGCTGTATCTTTGTCTACCTTGGTTTCTTGTGTGTTGTATGAAACACCAGCAAAGGTACGCTCGCGGCGAATGTACTGGCCAGCTTGGGTCAGCATATTGGCCACAATTTGTTGCATTGGGATGCCGCCAGCTTTGATCGCGTCAGACAGCTGGCTAATGTTATCCACGGCCAGTTTCATATCAGTACTGGAATACAAGTCCATCACATCAGGACGCTTGGCGTATGTGGCAGATGAGAAGAATGTGCCGTCAGCTGCCTTTACCAACTCACGAACAAACCCAGCCCTACCCATGCCAACAGTAATGCCCGCATCTTTTGCGGCTTGAGAAATATCGGCACCAGCTCCACCAGCGTTGTGGCTCTCGTCAAAGATCATGTAGTTACCAGCACCAAAGTGCTTGATAAAGTTTTGACGCTCTGTGGGTTTGCCTTTGACGCTCTGCAGCTGGCTGTATGTTGTAAAGATAACCTTGTAGTTACCTAAACTGTCATTCTTAACCATCTGCTTCATAACTTCGTCTAGTCCAGAAGACTTGACTGGCTTGAGCGTCAGGTTGTTTTCAACTGGCTCGCCTTTGACAGTGCGAATCAAAGTATAAGGAACTGACTCACCACTGTTAGTCATGAAGATCTTGGGCTTGGCTGTGTCCAAACTCAACTCATCAGTCATTCCAATATCATCCAAATCCCTCATCATGTCTGAATAAAGGTTTGGTTTTTCGGTTACAAAGATTGGGATCTTTCCACTCTCAAGCGCGTACTTGATCATTCCAGCGACTACACGGCCTTTACCAATCCCGGTTTGATCTCCAATAATGAAACCTTTACCAGCTTCGGCGTTATTGATTGACAAAGCCAAAGCATCAATCTGTTCCGCTGAATAATTTTCAAACAGCGATTGCTCATCTGTGTTGAGAGAGTCTGCTACATAAGCATCTATATCGCCAACTTCATTAGCAAGTTTTTGCAAAGAATCGCGTATTGCTTGTGCCATTGCTTTTGGCATGAGCGTACCAACAGAAGTACCCTTGGAGAAAGGTTGATATGTAACCTGATTTCCAGTTTCTGTTTCTAATCCTCTGCGCTCTGTTAATCCAGATCCGACACGCTCACCTGAGACAACGCTAACTCCACCCAGTTCGCTAGGCTTACGTCCTTCAGCGCCTGCCTTGCCGCCGGCTTCTCCTCGTTTACCTGTGCCGGAAACAGGTCTTCCTTCTGCATCACGTTCAGATTCGTCAGTAGGTCTAGGTTGTACTTCACCAGTGCGTCCCCCGCTTGGTTCGCGCTGTCCACCTCGGGCAGACTCAGCTTCCGACACGCCTCGTTCGCCATCTCCAGTGGGTCTTCCTCTTTCTCCACTAGGCTGTTCACCCTGTCCGACAGTGCCTCGATCCACTCCTTCTGGCTCAACTCCCCCTTCGGCACCCTCACCGATGTCAGCTCTGGCGGTGCCACGATCTCCTCTGGATACCATGCGATCATTTAGTTTCTCCTTCAATTGTTCGTAGGATGTAATCAACTGGGGCAGATCTGCCGCCGGTAAGTCACGCTGCGATTTGCCTAAACCATCAATGACAATGACGTCCACAGGGTATGTTGTGCCCTGCTTTGCATACATATTGCCGCCAGCTGTGAAGTGGTCAACAACGTTGTATTTGTTATAGAGGTTGTAGTAGAACTCCCGTTTAGCCTTACCGCGATAGCCCTCACGGCGGCCTTCCTCTGTATTGGCCTGAACACCACCCAAGATCAAGACAGCACGGCCATCTTCCTTCATACCCTCAAGGGAGTGCATAGCAATAGCGTGGTCGATGTCGCTAATGTTTCCAGCTTTACCAAAAGGTGGATTCTCAATCACGACATCAAAGTCAGCACCCTTAACATTAGAGTCAAGCGCGTTCTCGTTGCCAATCTCAGAGCCTTCCAAAATGCGTGACAGCATCTCAAATCGGTCTGGGTTTAACTCATTGGCAATGATGTTGTTTTCAGAAGCACCAATTAATAGCATCCCGTTACCAGCTGCAGGCTCGTATACGGCTGTTTTCTTGTTGATACCAGCCAGCTCAGAGGCTACATAAGCCAACGGAGCAGGGGTAGAGTAGGCTTGCTCGGCCACACTGGTGGAACTACGGCCACTTAGGTTTGGCTGGCGATCATAAAGGTCAACCAACTGGTCAAAAATCTGTGCGCTAGTGAGCTTGTCTTGACGGCCAGCATCAACAATGTTGCGCGCGGCCATAACTACACCAGCCTCAATGGCTTCGTCAGTCATCTTAGATTCCCGAGTGCCAGCCTTAATGTCTTGGCCAGTCATCTCGGAAATCATCTTGCGAGCTTCTGTGATGTCTCGGAAGTCACCATTGTTAATAAAGAACTGAGCAATGTTCTGAGCTACTTCAAACTTGTCAGACGGATCGTTAATATCCATCCCGCCAGCTCCCTCTGCTACTGCCTCATCGGCAACTTCGTCAATTTCTGACAAAGACTCAATAGCAATTACTTCTTTCTTGGAGCTTGCGCCTTGGTCTTGGTATCTACCGGCCATACCAATGTATGCACCTTGGAGCTGATCCAAAGTAATCTCATCGGCAAAGTCATGACCCAGCTGTGAACGGATCAGATCCATTACATAACGGGCGGCTTCCTTGAACTTGTAGTAGCCCTTGCGGAATGACGCATCCATCAATGTAGTCAGGATAGGCATGAGCTTTTGCTCATCCTCTGGCATCATGTTCAGGCGTGTGCCCTTTGTAATCAGCATAGCCAAGTCACCCAAGGCTTTTTCAATGTCTTGGTCAGCTTGCTCTATCTTGGCTTTGTCAATGTTCTGAGCTTCAATGGCCTTCTGCTTGTCAGCAATAGCCTTCTTACGCTCTTTATCAGTGATGGCATTGGCTTTGTCTACAGCGGCCTTAAGGACAGTAGCGTCCTCAGTGCCAGAAGCACGTTGCTCTTCAGTCAACTTCTGGTTAAGTTTGTACACCTCTTGCACAAACCGCTTACCCATACGGGTGAACTGCGGATTCTTTTCAGGCGTCCAAATGATGCCTTGACCTTTCATCCAGCCTTCAGCTCTGGGGTCAGTCTTGTTACCCTTCTTGAGCTTTTCGATTGTCTCCATCGCTGTCTTTAGCGAAGGCATTGGCGAGTAAATGCCAATCTTGTTTTTCTTCATGTGCTCCTGAATTTCACCCAGCAGCTCATTCCTAGCTTTAACTCTTTCATCAGACTCAGCAGACTCTTTTGCTAGGCGTTCTTTATCAGCCGCTGATTCTTGCTCCTTGCGCTGTTTGCGCTGTTCAGGAGTCATGTTCTTTTCGGCTTCTTTCTTTTCTTTAGCTATCTGTTGAGGGCGGTCTGCCGTACTTCTGCTAACAATTGATTCAACAAAGTCATCAAATGCTTTTGTTCCGGGCGTACCTTTAAAATAAACGCCCAACTCAGAACGAAAACCAGTTTCACTGGCACCTGGGCCATACATACTAAACTGCCATTGGTTCTTGTTGTTGTTCCACTCATTAACATTGACGTTGATCTCGCCATAGCCAAAGTTAAAATTGTAGTCGTAGGGAATCGGCTCCTTACTAACAAGGTCAATGTTCTCAAAGCCACTATTGCCGGTGTTCTGGTCAATTAGTTGGACATCGTTTTTACCAACACTAATTGCAATTTTAGGTTCTGGATCACCTTTCTCATAAACTAAGTCACCAATCTTGATGCCTTTGCTATTAGCCACCTCTTCAACTGGGTGTCGGTAATTAGGATTCTTTAATTCTTTTTCAAGATCAGCTTCAGGATTGGCCGCTTTAATCTTTTTGTAGATTTCAATGGCTTTTTTATCTAGCTCATCAGGTACAAAGGGTTTGTTTCTTAAAGCTTCTCCGGTCTTGGAAATGTTAACTGTAGACGATGGAGCTGTTATTTCCGCATCGTATTCCAGTCGGCCTCTAGCTTCTTCAACCATCCTCTTTGCGGATGTATTAAAGTCACCAAACTCCATATCGTTTTCAACATCTTCATTAATTGCTTTAAGCGCTTGCTCATAGGTCAATGGCTTTAGTTTTCTGTTTTCGCGGCTCTGGTTCTCCAGCTCCAAAAACTCTTGAACTTTAGGATTGACAGCTGGCGCGGCTGGCTTGGCCGCTGGCTTCTGTTTAGCAAGCATTTCTTTGCCATGAGTAATGCTTCTGTCGATAAACTCATCTACAGAACCACGACCAAAAGATGCCTTTTCTTTGAGCATCTCGTTTAATTTGTCGTAAGTTGTTTCTTTGGCCTTACCAGCCTTCGCCAGCTGATTGTTTATCTCCAACAACTCTTGAATCTTAGGATTGACAGGCTCTTCAAATCGGAAGGCTCTGCGCACAGGTTCGCCTTTGTCAACGGTTTGAGCGACCAAACCATCACCCGATCTACCTAAAGACTCAACTTGCCACTTACGGCCATCTTGCTCAAACGTACCTTGTACGCTGTATTCACCAACAGGTAAAGTTCCAAACTTATCTGACAACTTTAGTTCTGGCAGAACCTCTTTGATTAGCTCAGTAGATGGTGGCTGTGCTTGACGGCTTTCTAACTCTGCCTTTACGAGCTCGTATTCCCTGTCCCGCAGATTGATGTTCTTGACTTGAGCCTGTAATTGCTCATCTGACATTGCTGTAACTTGCGCTTGGTCAAGCTCTACCGCTGGTGTCTTGGGCATATTATCAGTGATAATATCAGTGCCCGTTGCGGCCAGCACTTCTTTAAGCATGGCATCTAAATCTTGAGCTGGCTGATCCTCTTCGGCCACAGGGGCGGCAGGCTGTTTAACTGGCGCGGCTTCTGGCATTAGCCCAGCAATACCAGCCTCTGGGGCAACAGGCGCAGGAGCTGGAGTAGGTGCGGCGGCAGTGGGTTCAGCAGAAGGTGGGCCTTCGTATACAGTCTTAAGAAGGTCATCAAGCTGAGACATCTGCCCTTGAAGTGCTTGGATCTCTGCATCTCGCTTTTCTTTTGCCCTAATTGCCCTATCAGCACCATAGACACGGGCTCCCGTAGTGGCGGCACCACCAGCAAGTGAACCGGCGGCTTCGGCTGCAGCGGCATTTAGGATCTTCTTAGCATTCTCTTTTGTTAAGAACTCATCAATCTCTTTTTCAGCTAAAGCACCACCAAGCTGGGTAGCCTCTTGAGCTCCACCAGTAATAAACTCTTGACCCATCCCTTTGGGGATTTCTTTAACGCCGGCTTTAAGTGCTTCCTTACGAGTCTCGCCCTTAACGACTTCACCCAGACCGCGCTTGGCCAAGGTTGCCGCTGGGCCTAACACTGAATCCAAAGCACCGCTAACAATACCAACGGCCAGTGATGTATCGCCAGTCTTCTTAACGTAGTCAATAACCATAGCCGCACGTTCATTGGGCGTGAGCTCCGGTGCACTCTTGATCTTCTCTTGTAAGAACTCTAGTCGGTTGCCTATAGCTTCGCCAGTGCCCATACTTGTACCAAGCAAAGCAACACCAGCACCACCCGTAGTAACGGCGGCAAGCATAAGAGGAGCTAACTGAACAGCACCAGAGCCTACGTTGTAGGACAGCCAGTTGGCAAAGTCTTTGACGCCTTCAACATCTGTCAAGTCTGTTGTACGTCCTTGGTACTTCTGGGCGTCTTTTTGGTACTGATCAACAGTAGTCATAGCCGCTTTGACAAAATCTGTACGGCGGCCAATCTCGCCTACATTACGTTCACGTAATTTTTCGCGAGTGGCGGGGTCAGACACAAGGTAAGCGCGTCCTAGACCACTGGTTTGATCTAAACCACGCAGTTGATCTGGGCTTGTGATCTGGCCTGTTTCAATCTTATTGAAGAGGTCTTGACGCTGTTGGACGGTACTCATGGCACCGATGTCTTTCATCAGGCCAACGTTTTCCCACATGGACTTCAGACCGATTACGCCAGCGCCAGCACCTTTGCCAAGCTCTTCGCCCATAGCCAGCTCTGATGGGGGCTTGGGTACTCCAGGTTTCTGGAGCGATGCAAGGCCTTCTGATGGCGCACCAATAGCACCCATTACCTGCTCTTCAGGAGAGAGAATTGGTTCTGGAAGACGAGCGTTTTTTACAACTTGCCATTGATTATTTACTAGATATGCCGTATCCCCTGCGTCATTTTTAGCTGTTTGTGCTGGAGGAGTCCATTGATTGTCAACAAGAAACAACACCTCCCCAGTTTGAGGATTGACGGCACGTTGCATAATAAAATCCTAAATTATTTATCGAGGACAAAGCCCGGTGGCAATTGCGGGGCTCCGCTTGCTGAAGCCGTTTTACCACCCATAAACTCCGGTGCAATTTTCTCATAAAAGCTGCGTGTATCTTCAGGCTTTACAATAGATTTTAAACGCTCCCGTGGCGTTGGTGCTGTTAATTTTGCATCAGTAAACGCCGCATTCCTAATTGAATCCAACACATTTTGAATAGCATCAAACTCAGGATCGGCAGGATTAAATTCGGTCTGACGTTTCAACAATGCTTTGTATTGAGGATCAGCGTTCAGTCTACCCATCACCGCTAGCATTGTCTTCTCGTCTTTAGATGGACGGTTCTCACGCTCGTACTTGGCACGTTCAGCCGCAATCGCCTGTTGTTGTCTCTGATAATCTTCAACCGCTTTATTGTGGCGAACTTGCTCATCACGTTGCTGTTGAGTCATAGACTGGGTAAGAACATCTTTAGCCGCTGTACCTTTGATCTCTTCAATCTTGGCTGTACGGGCATTGACCTGCTCTTTGAGCTTCATGGCTTCATCAACACGGCCTTCAGCAAACGCACGTTGCATCTGCTCAATATCCGCTTGGAGCTTCATTGTCTCGATGGTCTGGGCGCGTTCTAAGGCTTGCTGTTTAGCGGCGCGTTCTGCTTGTGCGGCAGTAGCGGCGTTATAAGTCTTACCAAAGCCACCAAAAGCGGCTCCAATGCCTCCCATGCCCTTCTGGCCACGGGTAGCTTCACCAGCGGCAATCAAAGCCTGTGACAAAGCGGCAAGACCTTGCCGGCCTTCGCCCTCTTGGAACTTAGAACGCTGGGCTAGATTCTGCTGTTCAAGCTGGGCGGCTAACTTAGTTAGTGTGTCGCCCGGTAATTTATCAATGATGGCGGCAAGCTGTGGGTTCTTGGCCAAAACTTCAGCGCGTACTTGATCCCTGCTAACTGGTTCTGCTAAATTAACATTACCTTGTAAACGATCAGTCAGAATTTTATTGGCCAAACCTACTGGTAATTTGTTTGGATTCTGTTCATCAGTGTATGTGCCCGATACAGATTCACCGGGAGGTAAAACCAATTGATCATCAGGGCCGGCAAACGCCACAATACCGCCGGGCGCGTAGTTAAACATACGATTGCTGATAGGCAGATTAGCTAGTCCACCTCCCGCCATTCCCGGAGCTCCCGCTGGGATAGACCCGGGCTGGGACATTTGCTGGGGAGGTGTAGGCCGGGCTGCCGGTTGAACTTGCATAGGCCGCATCTGAGGAGCCATCTGGGGTTGTACGGCAGGCATAGGACGGGGCATCCCTGCAGGATTCATCCTCATGTTCATACCCTGACCAACGCCGGGTAAAGCAATCTGCTGGTTGAGCTCGCTCTCAAGCTTCTCTTTAACAGAAGAGTCAGGTGCTTGAGCTGCACGTTGCTCCATAGACTTTCGGCGGTTCATTTCGCCAAGAGCCATGTACGGGGGAACCTGCGGGTTCTGCCCATTAGCGTAAGCCATGATCGCCGGTGTTGGCAGATCTTTTAAGTGCTCTTGGATTTGAATGAGATTCATGATGTCTTCTGTCCTAAATCAAGACCGAGGCTGGTCAATAATTCGCCTACGTTTTTGTATCCTAATGCAGAAGCCGCCGCTGTGCCACCGCCTAGTACTGATAATAGTGAGCCAATCCCAGACATCTGGCCGGGCGTATTAGTGACTGCACCAGTGGGTAGACCTGAGATCATGTCACGCTGGAACTGTACTTGCTGATATGGATACTGACGTTGCTTTTCAAACTCAGCCAGATCAGCAGCCACGCCTTCAGCAGTAATGCCGCGCTCTTGTGCTCCGCCTGCAAGCTGTTGTTGCAGATTGCTGAGACTTGCTTGGTTCGCAATATTGCCTAAGTTACCTTGAGCTTGAGCCGCCTGTAAGCCCGTCTGTAGGCCTTGCAAGCCAAAGCCAGCACCATACTGAGCTTCTTGCATTTTGCGTTGCTGGTCAGCGTTAAACTGCTGTTGTGCATTGTTAAATGCGCTGCTGTAGCCTTGGCCAGTAATGTTAGCTTGTGTGTTGGCAAGGTTACGCTGCGTCTCTGCATCAAGGATTGCTTGACGGCTACCACCAAACCCACCGGCTTGAGTCATCTTGGCGGCGTTTTGCTGCTGGGTAATCTGTGACTGACGGCGAGCTTCATCCAATTGAGGATTAAGTGAAGCCTGCAGATACGGGTTCATGTAGTTCTGAGCTTGAGTGGCATCGAACGATTGAGTCGTAGGTGTGTAGTTTAGACCTTGAGCTGCTGTGCCAATAGCGCCAGCTGTATCAGCGGCTGTTCCAATGCTAGATGGGACAGTCAAAGAACCAAGACCTTGGAACGCCGTGTTCTGTAGGTTGGATGCACCAGCTGTCAGTGGCCCTTGGTAGGTCTGATAGGGCGACTGGGATAGGGCTTGAGCCTGTCCTAAGTAGTTAGTGATGTACGGCGAAGCCCAGTCGGCTAGGCCTTGGGTGTTTGTCGATCCTGTGGGTAGGGTTTCTCCGGCCATAACAGCTCCTTAAGCGGGTAAGTATTTGTGTGCTTTTGTATCAGCAGCTACGTTTTTAGTCTTGCGGCGCGCCTTCTGGACGCGATCCATCATGGCATAAAGCTTCTTAGCGCCTGCCTCTGTAGAGCCGTTGCCTAGTTCAGACACGATTCTTGCCGGTACAACAAACTCACCTGTTGCCAAGCGGGCTGGTTGTTTACCTCCGATTGTCGCAGGAATTGAGTCTGATACACCATCACCGGGGCCTTTGAGTAGCCGACCGCCATCCGAGTAACCACCCAGATCAGAGATACCACCACCGCCGTACATCATTCCACCGCCTGCGGCCTTCTGGGTGTAGGTGGTAGGTGAGAAGTAATCCACACCACCAGCTCCGGGACGAGCTTTAGAACCAGAGATTGCTCCATACGGAAGCTGTGTACGATTGGCCTGTAAAGATGGAATCTTGCCACCAGAGCCCGTAGAGCTACCGCCACCTTTGTTCATCATGGCCATCAAAGCCAACAACGCCATAAGCATATTGTTGTTGTCTTTTTTGCCAGTTGGCGTGGTTGGAGTTTTTGGCGTGGTTGGTGTTACTGGCGTCTTAGGTACGGGTGATTTGTTGTGGCTCAATACACCTTCGCAGATATATGTGTGAGCGTCATCAACAGTGATCTGAACCACATCACCAGTAGGGTGCTCCGAAACTTCGGTAACAACTTTATCGCTTAGAACATCACCAACTTTAATGTCTTTGGCGTCAACCCATGACTGGTCTTTGTAAAACTTGTGGTCTACGCTACAGATAAAGTCTTTACCATCCAGCTTAATGTTTAAACGTTTAGCATTAGGAATGATCTCGGCGTGAGTAACTTTGAAGTTACCCCACTCCATGGTTGTCTCATGCTGGGTCTTAACTTCATCGCCAACTTGCAGATCGCCGGCCATACGTTGCTCGCCGTTAGACAAAAGAATCAACATCTCTGGTGATGGGCAAGTCTTGACAATTTCTTTCTCGTTGTTAACGTCTACTTTTTTACCGGTGTCTGTTACCTTGCCATCCCCGTCAACTTTAAGAACTTTACCGTCTGTGGTGATAACTGTTTTAGTACCATCATTATTAAAGAACGTTCTACCGCCACCCTGAACATTACCAGTTCCGCCTGTAGCAGTCACATAACCAGAACCTTTAGTATTAAGGGTTCCGTTAGCAATTAACGCTTGGGTCTGAGCTTCGTTTAAATACGATGTTTTTTCAGTGGTTGGGTTATAAACTGTAGCTGTACTGCCGCCATTAGGGTCATCATTGATCATGACCTTGTTGCCGCCAACATCTTGCCACTGGCTGGTAAACCCGCCCTTGTTCTGCATGATGTCGGTCATATTTTTATCGTACTCGTCAAAGTACTGCATCACATCAGCGCCACCAAAGTCTTGGGTTTTATCCTTGTAAAAGTCCATTTGCTTTTCACGGTTAGCAATTTGCTCATCCGTTAAGCCTTCGTTATACAAAGCATTAAAGTCTGTAGCTGCAAGATTCTCAGCTGAACTAGGGTTCATTGAAGTCAAAAGCTCTGCAATATTTGCTGGAGGAGCTGCTTGATCAAAGTCACCGGGGCCTAGGAGATTTTTTTCATACTCATCAAGGTTGACTCTTTTTGAGCCAATGCTACGGCTTAACTCATCCGTATCACCACCCAACAAGCTGGCAATATCAAAAGCTTCTGGGCCTAAATCTATGCCAGATAAGTCAATCCCACTATCGCCACCCACTAAAGCAGATAGGTCAATGCCCTCAAGGCCGGACAGATCCATGGCGCCGGGGCCAGCATCTAAAGACCCAAAGTCAATCCCACTGTCACCGCCCAGTAAACTAGAAATATCAAAAGCACCTTCGCCAGCGTCTAGGCTACCAAAATCAAATTCTTCACCCATATCAATCTCCAGTTAATGAGCCAAACACCCTGTTAGCCGCCATGTTCTTGCCGGTGCCTAACAAAGAATTTCTGACCATTGGCGCTAATGATCCTGTGTTACCAGTTAATAACGCCGTTACCAATTGAGCCCCCACATTAGGAGCCGCCTTACTTAAATACTCTTCAACCAGTGACGGGTTCTCGCTTTTAGGAAGCAAGCTTGAAATACCCTCGGAAGTTCTGCCGCCAACTTCTGATAGAGCCGTATTAACCA